ACAAAACTAATGAATGAATTTGTAGATTATGTTTATAGTTTTTATGGTGAAGATGGTATCTATGATATGGGTGCCACTAGAGATAATATCACTACTGCAACTATTGACTATATTTCAAGTTTAAGTGTATATAATCATCATCAAAAATTTTGTGGTGATAGTCTTGATAGAGAAAGAGTAAGAGATATTCTTACAAGTAAGTTTAATTTAAAGGAGTTATATAATGACATATAGAGAAACAATGAAAGATTTATTTAATAAACATAATGCAATGATGGCTGGTCAATATCCAGACGGAGACTATTCAACAGAGTTTAAAAATATTTGTGATTTTTACTGTTTAGATGCAGTTACAGAATGGGAAATTCTTGAAGATAGTATCTAATATGCTGTTGACAAATACTAAAGTTGTGATATACTTTAATAGTAATAATAATAATTAAATCAATGAGGTAAATAATGATTTGGTGCTTTAACGAACATAGAGATATTCCATTAGATATTAGACTATTTCTAGAGAATGCTTCTGGTGAACCTTTAAAAAAACTTTCAATAGAAGATATTAATAGTTTCTTAACAGACTATGATGATTTTAATAATAATGTTTTAGGAAAGGATTATATACAAGATGATGTACAAAGCATATGGTAAAAGAAATAGAAATAAGTTTCAAGAACAAAAAACTAAGGGTTCTGCAGTAGTTGTTCAAAATAATAATGTTGATAAAGCATTAAGAAAACTTAAAAAGAAATTACAAAAAGAAAACTTTTTCAATGAATTAAGAAGTAGAGAGTTTTTTGAAACAAGAAGTGAAAAGAAAAGAAAAGAGAAAGCAGCGAGTACAAGAAGATGTATAAGAAAAGCAGAAAAATTAAGAGAGTCAATGGTCTAAAATGGACAGCATGTTTTATATTAATAGTGGAGTTAATATTGACTTCATATAACATTTACCCTCTTAACTTATATTTTATGGTTGTAGGGACTTTTTTATGGATTATGGTTGCTTTCTTATGGAAAGAAACCTCATTAATGATACTAAATATAATTGCTTGTTTAATCGGATTATCAGGAATAGTAAATTCATGGATATAAATATGAATATGGAAAAAAATAAAAATATTATTGTATTCCCTAAAAAGTATAAAGGTAAAAGAGAAGTTAAGATACCTGACTATGATGTTATGGAATTAAATGAAGATATGGCATTTGCAGATAATCTCACAGAAGGATTAATTGTACAAGTTGTGCACATGATGAGTGAGAATGGTATCAAGGTTACTTCTAAACCATTTATTTCAGATTTAGCATTTATCATAGAGTCTATTAAATCTAGTCTTTATAGAGATTTAAATATAGAACATGATATGCAAGATTTAATGGACGAGTTCATGACTTCTGAAATTGATGAAAAGACAAAAAAAGTAAATACTACTTTTAACATGGAATTGATACCAGAGTTTTTAAAAAAAGTAAAAGAGATAAAAAAAGATAAATGATTTTAGTTGACATGAATCAAGTTACAATTAGTAATTTGATGATACACTTGAATAATAATGAATTAAATGAAGATATGGTTAGACATATGGTTCTTAATTCATTGCGTTCATATAAAACAAAATTTGGTAATGAATATGGCGAATTAGTTCTTTGTTATGATGATAAGCATTATTGGAGAAAAGAATATTTTCCTAATTATAAAGCAAATAGAAAAAAAGATAGAACTGCATCTAAGTTAGATTGGAACGAATTATTTGAAACACTAAACAAAATTCGTGATGAAATTAAAGAAGTTTTTCCCTATAAAGTTTTACAAGTATCTGGTGCAGAAGCTGATGATATTATAGCAACCATTGTAAAAGTAGTATCAAAAACCCCTAAACTATTTGAAAATGTTTTAATCATGTCAGGAGATAAAGATTTCATACAATTACAAAAACATTCATTTGTAAAACAATATTCACCCACATTAAAAAAATATGTAAATGGTGTTGACCCACATCAATATCGTATTGAACATATATTTAAAGGTGATAGAGGCGATGGCATACCAAATATTTTATCTAGTGATAATACATTTGTTGAGGGTATTCGACAAAAACCATTAGGTAAAAAGAAGATAGAAGAATGGATTTCCAAAAGTGAGTGGCCTATTCCAGAGTGGAATGATGAACTTAAAAGAAACTATCAAAGAAATAAAACTTTAATAGATTTGGAATGTTTACCAAGTGATATATTTGAACGAATATATATTACTTGGAAAGATTATGAAGTAACTGATAGAAGTAAAATACTTCCATATTTTATGAAGTATAGACTTCGTGAATTAACTGAAAAACTAGGAGACTTTTAAAATGGCTTATGCTGATTCAGAAAATGCAAATGCAGTGAATGTTGTTAGACCTCTAATTCATGAGATTTTGACAATGGTCAATAATGCAAAAGACAAACCAAAAAAAATACAAGTACTAAAAAAATATGATAGTGAAGGACTAAGAATGGTTCTAAAATCGTCATTTGACCCAAAGATTGTTTGGAGATTACCAAAGGGTGATGTACCATTTAAAAAAAATGATGCACCCGAGGGTACTCAACATACTAGATTAGAGCAAGAAGCCAAGAAATTATTTCATTATATTAAAGGCGGGAATGATAGACTTAATCAGATGAAATGTGAACAAATGTTTGTTCAATTATTAGAGGGGTTACAAGAGAATGAAGCTGAAGTAGTAATACTTGCTAAAGATAAAATACTTCATCAAAGATTTAAAGGTTTATCAAAACAAGTGGTACAAGAGGCATTTAGTTGGGACGATAATTATCTCAACACAAAGCACCCAAAATATAAAAAGGCGGGTTGACAACCTTAATTTTGTGTGATACTATTAGTTATTATTAATTGAAAAGAAAGAGAAGTTATATTATGTTATTTTGGGTTTATTTATTAATTGGGTTTATGACCAGTTTCCTGGCGGCAGGTGCTGTTGACGGTGATGCCTCTCTCACTACTCTTTCCGTCTTATCTGCCGTAGGAATCATGTTCTTATTATTAGCAATGTTTGAAAACTTTAGAAATGGCGAAGAATAAGAATGTGTTTAAAGAAATGCTAGAATATCGTTCTGATTATAATTCTAGCATTTCTTATTTTTTAACTAGGAGAGGTACTATGTTAAAATATTTACTAGGTGGTACAATAGCAATAATTATTGCTATTACTGCCCATGAAGAAAAACCAATAAAAGATTGGACAGATGATATTAAACTTGATATATCATTTCCAATTATTGAACCAAAAATTAGTTATATTGACCCAGCACAGGTTACCTGTCTTGCTAAAAATATGTATTTTGAAGCAAGAAGTGAAGGTATTGCAGGGGTTGTGGCAACAACTCAAGTAGTATATAATAGAGTTGCAAGTGAACAATACCCAAATACTATTTGTAATGTAATTGAACAAGCAAAAATATCACAGTGGTGGTTAAAAGAAAAAGGTATTAAAAAACCTATCAAAAATAAATGTCAGTTCAGTTGGTTTTGTGATGGCTATTCAGATGAACCAAAAGATGAAAAGACTTATAATGAATTATATACTCTTGCAGAACAGTTTGTTGCAGGTAGACATAAAAAGATGATTGATATTACTGACGGTGCTTTATGGTATCATGCAGATTATGTACACCCTAAATGGGCAAATAAAAAAGAAGTAACAACAAAAGTAGGAAGGCATATATTTTACAGATGAATGTATTTTATTTAAATAAATCTCCTGAAATTTCAGCAATAGAACATTGTGATAAACATGCAGTAAAAATGTGTGTAGAATATGCACAACTATTATCAACTGCACATAGAGTTTCAGATGGTATAGAATATATTGGCAAAACTAAAACAGGTAGAAAAGTTAAAAGATGGAAACACCCTAATTCTGAAATGGAGAAAAACTTGATGTTAGCCAGTCATGTAAAACACCCACATGGGATTTGGTGTAGAGAAACAAAAGGTAATTATTCTTGGTTACTTCATTTATTAGTACATCTACTCAAAGAATATACACATAGATATGGTAAGAGGCACTCAGTAGAAGATAGATTACCATACTTAAATTTTATACCTAAACATATCTCTCAAGATATGAGAACAACAGAGATGCCACAATGTATGCCGGAATATTGTAAAGTGCCTGGCAAGCCAATAACGGCATATAAGAACTACTATATAAATGAGAAGGTAAGATTTGCCACTTGGAAAAATAGGAGTATACCACAATGGTACGAAGAAAAAGTTATTGGGACGACATTGGTGAACACATAGCAAAAAGTGATATGAATTATTTAGATAGTGAAACCCAATTAAAAAGAAATGTTAGAGATTTGCAAGAACAACTTACTAATGCAAATATCAAGATTAAAAATTTAATTGAAGAAAATCATGAACTAAGGAGAAAATATTATGGACAAGAAAACAAAAGTAAGTAAATTAGATAAACTATTGTGGTTGCTTGAAGAAATAAGAATCGCAGATAAATTTATTGAAGACAATGGTCCAGAAGATATGGGTTATGTTCATACAGCAAATA